AGCAGAAATCGCTGAAAAATATCTCTCCAAGGGTAGAGAATTTATTGTAAATGGAGAGCTTTGTATGTCATCTTGGGAAAAAGATGGTAAGCAGTTTAGCAAATACTTCATTCGCGGGAAAGACCTCCAATTTCTAGGCTCAAAGAAGTCTGAAGACAGTGATTCTAATTCAGGATCAGGTGGAGGAGATAGCGATGATGTTCCATTTTAAATGAAACTTCTTTTAGAAGCACCTCTCAATAGCCTTAGTTTCGGTAATGTCTCTTACAACATTATCAAGGAATTTCACAGGCTAGATGTCGAGATAGGATTATTCCCAACAGGGGATAATGTAGATCTTAATGCATTTGATGTTAGTGAAGATTTAAAAGAATATATTCAGAATGCTGTAAACGAAAGATGGAGTTTTGTTGATAAAGAAATTCCATCTTTGAAGCTTTGGCATTTTAATGGATCTGAAAATAGAAAGAATAAAGATCAACATCTGTTCACTTTCTATGAGTGTAGTGAGCCTACTAAAATTGAGAAGGCTACCTGCGCGGTTCAAGATTCTACAATTTTCTCCTCTACATATGCGAAAGATATGTTTGAGGGTGAAGGTTGTGACAATACCCATTTCATACCTTTAGGTTTTGACGAGGAGTTTAAAAGGACTGGTAGAGAATACTTGAAAAATGTCGTCAATTTTGGACTGATGGGGAAATTTGAGAATAGGAAACATACTAAAAAGATTATCCAAACTTGGTTGTCTAAATATGGTAATGATCCTAAGTATCAATTGTCCTGCTGTATCAATAATCCATTTTTGAAACCAGAGCAGATGAATGGTGTTTGGCAAGATATTACAAAAGGCGAGAACTATAATAATATCAATATCATCCCTCATTTAGCGAAGAATGCTGAAGTAAACGAACTTCTTAATGCTATAGATATCGACCTCACTGGTTTGTCTGGTGGAGAAGGTTGGAACTTACCAGCATTCAACGCTACTTGTTTAGGAAAATGGAGCATCGTACTAAATGAAACTTCTCATCGAGATTGGGCTACAAAAGATAATTGTATTCTAGTAGAATCTACAGGAAGGACTGTCCCTAGTGCAGATGGGATATTTTTTACCAAAGGTGGAAAATATAATCAAGGGAACTTCTATGACTGGGATGAAGAAACAGTCATTAAGGCTATGGAAGAAGCTGAAACTAAAGTGGGACAACTTAACACAGAGGGCGTAAAATTGGGAGACACTATGACTTACAAGAAGACTGCTGAGTCCATTTTATCCCTTATCTACAAGGAAAAATAATTTGGCATAAGGCGTGTTATATAGATTCATGATTATGAATACATTAATTAACAACCTACTCAACGACATGACAAGTTACCCTAAACAAAAATCCAATGATAGGATCAAAGATTCTGGAGATGTTTATTCTGCAGAATTTGAATTAGCTGGATTTTGCAAAAAAGATGTGACCCTTAGTGTTATCGATAACGTTCTAACCGTATCAGCTAAAAACGAAGATAGATCTAGAAACTATGAATTATATCTATATGATTTAGTATCTGAAGACCATATTTCAGCTTCACTGAAGAATGGTATGCTCCACTTGACCTTACCTAAAAAAGCGATAAAAGGCGCTAAAAAAATAGATATAAAATAATGTCTCTATATGTTTACAAACATCCTGATACAGATGAACACCGTGAGGTAGTTCAAGGGATGAATGACGAGCATATATATATAGACGAATTTGGTGTGGAGTGGGGGAGGGTCTGGACCGTCCCCCACGCCTCCATAGACAGCTCTATAGACCCTTTCAGTAAGCAGCAATACATTGACGCTACTTATAAAAAGAAAGGCACTGTGGGCAATATGATGGACTACTCAGCAGAACTCAGCGCACAGAGGGCAGAGAAAGCTGGAGGTTTAGATCCTGTTAAAGAAAAGTTTTACAATAATTACGCTAAAGAGCGTAATGGGACAGAGCATCCAAATAGGATTAAAGAAAAGGGTTACGAGAGTAAACAAATTAAAGTGGATTACGATTAGTAAGCAGTCCCACTTACCTTTAAACCCTTTGACTGTGTTACTTCGAAATCAAATGAAGCGTCATAACTCATAGTTCCATTTACATTCATAGAATAATTGTAGGATGTTAATTTCGCGTCTTCGATTCTATAACTCATTAGTTTCCCGCTGGCCTCTAGTTGTAAATCAAACTGATAATTTTGATCAGAAGATAAAACTCCTGTCATAGATCCACTTTCTAAACCTGAAACTAGAGAGGAAACAGAAAATGTTCCATTTGCTGGAAACTGTCTTTGTCTATTATAAGCGTAATCATTACCTAATCCGTAAGAGGAAACCCTTGGTAGTGATACATTCATATCAACAGACTGAACTAAATGTGTTCCAGAAATTTCTTGACCTCCAACTTGCAAATTCTGTAAAGTAACATCACTATTAGGATTATTTGGATTGACTATAGGAGGAGCCTTTTCTAAACTCGCGCTACTTGATTCTATATTGAAATTAAACCTTGTTCTTCCCACATTGTCATTATTACCTCCAGTTAAATTTATGGCTGGAGACTGCATAGATGTGCCAGTTAATTTATCAAATACTGTATTAGAGCATATGTATTGAGTGCTAACTGATGGTAAGGAACCTACAGAATAACTTAAACCATAAGAGGTAGCGAAACAATTACCAAAAGCAATAGCGTCATCGCCATTAAAATTTTGACCTCCAGCGGTCAAAAATTCTATTTTATCTAAAAAAGCATCTTCTGCATTTTCTGTTATCAACACAAAAAAATTTGTAGAATCCTGTTCGTTGGTGTCGAAAAAGTTTTTAAATGAAGAATTGGGTTTTGTGCTAATAAATCTTCCTTGAACTTCATTAGCAAAACTAGGTTCAGGAATATATGTAATATTTAATGATACATCTGGCTGTCGAAAAATATCATTAGTAGAAAAATCTTGAGAGCCAATTTGCTTCGACTTCTGTCTTTCATATCCTATAGAATATTCTAAACCCTGTGTTATTTTGTGTAATAACAAGGATTGATCCGCAGTGCTGAAAGCCACAGTAGATTCTGAAGTAGCTACTACAGAATTATAACTTTTTACAATATTTCTCGCCATTTTATGTTCCTGTTGGAATTACGCCCATAGGGTCTTCTTTTAGTTCTACACTAAGAGTATTAGAATTAACGTAGTTCCATGTATGAGTCCACTTAGGGCTATAGTATACTTTTGGTCTGTTGTAAACAGAAGGAATTTGATGTTTGAATCTACGATAACCACCTTTATTCTCTAAGAAGTGGAGCATTGTTTTTAATTGTTTGTCAGAGATATTATTAAAACTATAATTCATATCGAATGTAGCGATATTATCGTTAGTCTTTAATCTCTGAGTGAAAGAGTTTTTATATTCTAGCTTATCAGCTTTAATTTCAACATTGTTTTGAGTACCGATATCAGGCTCAAAAAAGAAATCTTGCGTCCACATTGATGTCGCTCCTGTTGGAGAGTTAGATTGCGTAGATGTATGATCTCCTGTGCAATAATAAAAGTTATCCAACTTGTTTTGGTTCACACCTGTATAAACGATGTCGTATTCTTCATAAGCCTCAGAATAATTATAATCATCAAAGGTTAAGTTTGGGAAGCAACCCATACCAGACCACTTCAATAAAGTAGGAGCATGATCCACAGTCAAACTAGTTGCTACTTCGAAGTGTTGATTATTAATAAAATTAATAGCATAATTATCGCAGAACCCCGAAACAGTTTTGTAAATACCCGAGTTGTCGGGTTTAAATTCTATAGGTAGATACCCAGATTGAGCTTCGAAAAAGTTAGCTAGCTTTCTAGCATTAGTCTCATTGACTTGATACTTTAAGGAAAACCTAGCTACTAAACTATCGACAGAAAGAGGTATTAAATTATAATAAAAATCATCAGTGACATAACTATGATTCTTAGCTTCGAATTCTACGGTAGATCCATAAACTGGCGTAAGGCCAAGACCTGCTAGTTCTGAAGGCGAGGCTATACCGCTTATGTTGCGATCCCTGTTGTAAAATAAGTCTTCACTCATGAGTGTCCAATATAGTTAAGGGTTAATCTTACAGACCCATCTGAACTACTACTCAATTGTTCAGAAACAAGCGATGCGTTAGGTATCGATAGCTGTTGAATTGCATCTCCATCTCTAGATGATAGTGAAAAACTTACAGTCTTATCTTCTCTCTCATCTAAGAAATTAAAACCGCTCTTCAGGAAAGTATCATCGACTTCCATTTGCACAGAAGCGGTATATTCAATAGGATTGATATGTTTCACTTCTACTGGAGTTTCGGAACCTATAGTGTAATAAGGTATTTTATTAATTGTTAAAGAATAATCAAATCCAATAATTCTATTACTAGTACTATTATCACAAGTAGCACTTATAGATCCTTGGCTTGGAATATAAATAGGGGTTGTTACTGAGCCAGTAGCATTAATCCCACTCTTCATTTCATCGTAAACAACAAAAGATGTATTCACTTTGGGTATCGAGCCTACAGCGCAATTAACAGAATAAGAAGTTAAATACCCACTATTAAATCCATAAGAAGTATTATTTTTATAATTAAAACTCCCCTTCATAGCCTCGGATTCTCCCGTGAAAGCTAGGATGGGGTCTTCATACATGAGATTCCTCGAAAAGGAAACCGTTTGACTTGTAGCTCCTCCTACTGTGGTCACACCACGGATTGACCCCAAAGGCTTTGTAACATTACTGCTATTAGAATAGCCTATGTCAAGACTATTGACCCCCGAAAGCTCTCTAGCGCTAGGGCTTCCATCTGCCCCAGCGATAAAGAAGTGACAATCGTAATTTAGTGTTGTTCCGTACATTATGCTCTAGCTTGTCTTAGTGATCCCCCCAGTCTTTTTTCGTCATCAATCACTTGTTTAACCACATCTTTTATTTTCGTCGCTAATGAATTTTGTTGATCGTCTCCATTACCTTGAGAATTAGATGAACCATCAGAGTTTACGGTAATATTAATCACAGTCTCTCCTGAATTATCAGAAACAGAAATAAGCTCATCTAGTTTACCTACTACATCTCCAGATCCTCCACCAGAGCCTGAATTAAGAGCGTTTAAATTACCCCTACCAATTTTCTGAGTGGCGGCAGCATTCATGACGAACTCGCCACCAGATAACATGGATGGGATAGTGTCTACCCCAGCTGCATTAGGGACATATCCGCCTGTAGCATATGGCCTTTCATCAGCGTATCGAATCTTTTTAGGCATATCTAACCCCTCGCCTACTTTCGAAATGTCTACTTTTGGACCAAACACATCCGTAAGTTTTTTGAATCCAAAGCTGGCCCCAAATGACAATAGGGAATTCTTCAAAATTTCAGAGAATCCACTACCTTTTTCTCTCGCTGCTTTTTCTTTTTCCATCTGCCTAGTAAACAGGCCAAACGCTTTTTGCTTGGAGGCTTGCTCTCTTTGGAATGCTGGACTGTTTCTACGGCCAAACATCGTCAGAGCGGCGCTCTGAGGCTCTAAACCTATAGAGGCGAAGCCTGAACCAGAACCAAATCTATCAGAAGCTCCTGTAGTGAATGATTGTGTTGCAAAATCTAATAGATTACGCGAACCCTTCATAGCTCCTTGGCCATAAGTTCCTGGGGTAAACAATCCTCCTCTAGCCATAGCTGGTATGTTACCCGAGTTCAAAGAGTTCATAAATCCAGAACCGTATTTCTGAACAGCACTTTTTTTCATCACGAATTCTCCACCCATAAGCAAAGCTGGCACATCGTCTTTAGATCCTGAACCTCCAGTGACTGGCCCACCAGAAGCGAAGAAGTTCCCTGTAATGTTCTTAAACGCAGCAGACATATTACTTTTAGCTTCTCCAAGGAAGAAGTTCGAAGCAGCCTGTTTCAACACATCACCTAAGTCTTGACCTTTAGCTATAGCATCTACTAAACCATCACTGATTGTATCTACAAATGTTCTAGCATTTTGCACCAAAGCCCTATCTAAACCTTCTTGTATTTCTTCTGCGGTAAAGTTAAATTCATTTTCAAACAATTCAGCTCTTGATGTACCGATGGCTAATCTCTGTTTCTCTAACTCTATGAGCTGCGCCCTAAGACCTATAAGATCTTTTTCTTTAGTTATGCCATCTTCTTGTTTTACGGCTATTTCTGTTTTAAGAGCTAATTCTTTAGCAAGTATATCTTTATTCTTTATTGCGGCTCTCCGCTCTGCACTAGTTCTCGCTAATGTAATTTTATCTGTCGCTCCCCTTAGAGCTACTTGATCTGAAGCTCTGGCCGTAGCTCCTGCTCCACCAGCTTGTGCAGATTTTGTGAATAATTGTTCATCTATATTAGAGATAGCGCTAGATCCATCTCTAACCATCAAAAGATCTAGTTTTAATCCTTCTGCAGACTGTCTCAGATCGCGAGTGAAATTTGTTAGAAGGTCATTATAGGTTTTAAATCCTTCGATGTATTTTTCTTGCTCGCCTCTGACTCTTTTTAAAGTTTCCCCTTCCATTTCACGAATCTCTAAATCGACTCGACCTTCGAGCAATTTTTCACCTTCAGCTCTACTTGCCTTTCGAGCTGGATCAGGTACAGTTTCTACCCCCGTTTTCATATCTTGTTGGACAAACACTTTACCACCTACTTCACTTACTTGAGGTTTAGTTCCTTCTCCCATCAATTTAAAGAATTCTGCAACTTTACCCAAACCGCTTACCCCCAAATCATTGAGAGCTGTTACTAATAAATCGATATCATCCGCGAGGTCGGCTGGAGCTGTTTCTTTCATATTTATCAAAGATTTTTTCGTTTCATCCAAGAGGTTTCTCGTCGCATCTAACTCTGCATTCTCCTGCTCCTGAGAGAGAAACTCAGTTTCTTTTCTAAATGCTTCTGTAGGAGATAAATTTGGATTTACCTTAGCCCTGTCTACTCTAAGTTCTGTCTCTCTCTCTTTCTGTGATATTTTTCTCCTAATTCTAGCTCTTTCAATTTCAGTAATTTGAGAGTCTACTTGATTACTCAATCGACTCGCAGCCGACACCCCTTGTTTTTCGGGTTCCCTTTTGTCTGTTTCGAGTTTTTTTTGCTCTCTACCTAGCTCTCTCGTCCTGCTTACCTCCTTATTCAACAATTTAATCAACTCCTGTTTTTCATCTTTTTTCTTCCCGTCTAAACCTAGAGTTTCATTGATGAGTTCTTGGACTTTTCCTTCTGCAGTCAATTGTTCTAGAGTGAGGCCGTTAATTTTTTCTTTTAATGCAGCTTGTTCTTCTTCATTGAAATCTACAGATTCTAGAGAATTAATCCTACTTTTGATTGAATCTGCAATTTGCTTATTTGTGTTAAGGTCTATTTTTTGTAAGGCAATTGTTTCTGCCAACTCCGCTTTTTTAATAGCTGTTAAATTTTTTCTAAATTTATCATTAGCCATTAACTTTTCTTCTTTAGATAGTTCTGTAGCTCTTAATTTTGCTATATCTATAGCAGATTTTAATTCTTCCTTGGCTAAATCCCCTCTGATCTTATCTATTCTTTGAATTTTGGTCCCTTGACTCAAAACCTTTTCTCTTACTGCTGCTCGTAAAAGTTCTTCATCTGCTAAATTAGCACCTTGGACACCCTTCCGCGCCCCTAAGATATCCGATTTATTTTGTTTTCTTTGTGCTTTTACTTCATCAGGTAAATCTAGACCGCTATCTTCTGCCTCTTTTGTCGCCCTATCTACATTAATGATGTTTCGAATTTGTTCAGGAGTTAATTTTGCACTTACTAGGTTCGCGCTTTTTTGAACATCGAGGTTCGCCCTCGCGGTTGCCAAAGTCTCTACAAAATCCTCAATAGCATCGGAATCAAATTGTTCGCCTTCCCCTCTTGTATCTTCCAAGGTATTTCGAGCTTCGTTTAGAACGTTATTAGAAACTCCCGCTTCTAAAGCCTGTCTTATGGATTCTTGGAAACTAGCTTCAAATTTGTCATCTTGAGTACCTTTTATGTTTCCTCCAAATCTATTTACTAGCCCCTTCGTTCCACCAAACATAGCAGTTAATGGATTGACAGCTAGACCTATATCTTTAAGTCCCTTCATGCTGAAAATCGACCCTCTTTCAGCGTCCATCCCTATACCAAGCTGCTCTCCTTCTAATTTAGATCTCTTGTTTGCTCTGTCTCTATTTCTTTCTTTAAACTCCTGTGGTATTTTTAATGAAGATAATTTTTTAGAAGCCGAGGCAGCGCTATCTGCTAATTCCTCTTGCATATCAGCGGCTTGCTCAGTTCTCCCACTGATATAATCCATAGCTTTACTGACTGCGAATGCAGCAGTCGCAGCAGCTCCTACTGGTCCAGCAAATCTTAAAAGCGCTCCACCTACTTTTGTCAAAGCTCCTGTTACTTGTAAACCTACACCTTTCCTAACAGACAAATTTCCCCCAAGGCCAGTAAAACCACGACCCTTCAAAGTTTGAGCTGTTGCCATGTTTCTTACCCCAGAGTCTACTATTCCTTGGCCTCTGCCCATAACACTCTTTCCAAACCCCCCTGTAGCAAAACTTCCTATCCCACGGGCAGTTTTAGCAAATCCACCAAAAGCTTGCGCCGTCATAGCTGCGCTAATCACTACATTTAAAGCCGTCAAGCTTGCAGAGACAGCTTTATTTTTGTCGGTTACTTCTCCCAATACCCCACTAAGAGCAGACATACCTATTTGTACCGCAAATAACTTAGTAAGAAAATCTCCACTAATTGCGCCGCCATCATTTCCAGTAGATCCCTTTGATCCCTTAGCAAAGTTAGGTATAGCCCCAGTAGGTTCGTCTCTAGTGTTAGTGACGGCTAACCCCATTGGGTTACCAGAATTTCTGAGTTTTGAATCTTGGTTTATGCGAATCTGATTTATTGGTAAGCCAGCGGCTTTTTCTCTTCCTATCGCATCTTGTAACCCGCCAGCAAAATTTGGCATGTATCCTCCAGCAAAATTAGGGAGACCCTGTTGCGTTCTCAAATTTCTTAATCCCCCGACAGTTACTCTGCCCCCCAACATTTGTTGAAGCTTCACAAATCCTACTTGTCCACCGTTTGGGCCTACAATCCCAGTCATTCTATTTCCTATTTCGCTCTTCTTAACTTGAGCGCCGAATTGAGTTGTCTCGAACTTCCCTTTGATTATTTTCCCATTTTTATCATAAACAGGAATTTTTTCTTTATATTGAGCTACCCCCTGACCACCGACGAGTATATCATAAAATTTTATAGCTGCACTCTTCGCTAAAGAAGCTGTAGCTTTAACTTCTGACCCCATTATTCCCTTACCTTTAGTGCCAAACATGTCGAAAAGCCCTTTGTCGTAAGGTAAATCTATTCTAGAATTAGAAGTCCTACTTGAGTAGTCCTTGAATTGGCTACTGCCCAAAACTCCACTTAAAGCCACTTCGAAAATACTTCCCGCCATCCCTTCAAAAGATCCTGGGTTAAACAAGTTTTTTAATTTATTCTTGCTGATGTTAGGTATATCACTTTTTGGAGCTAAGCTTTTAGCAAATTTCATCGCCGTATCAGTAGACGACGTTGATAATCTTTTCCTGATTTTTTTTATAGACAATGGCTTCTTGTCGCCTTCTTTTTGGTTTAGCTTGTATACAGGGACACGGATAGACTTAATACTGTTTTTACTCAACTTCGCCTTCTGCGCCGCAGCCATCGATGAATAAGCCATAGTTTCTTTACCTCTTTTACCAACAAAAAAATCTCTTTTTTTATCTACCCCTCTATTACCCGCGAACATTACTAGGCTTTCTTCTTCATTAACGAAGTTAGGTATATAACCCCCAGCTGCACCAATCTTCCTAGCTCTTGGAGGAAGACCTATAGAAGCAGCCATATCTTGATTAAAGATAGCTGACCCGTCTCCTCCAGCATAATTAGGTACTATAAATTCGCTACTATTAGCGACCATAGTTCCTTTTTGTCCGCCTCCAAAATTAAAGTTGGGTATAGTTACTGGTCTCGCTGAAGAAGGAGCGCCTCCTACACCCTTACTAATATCTGAGCTTTCTGACCCATAACCAACAATAGCATTGTAATTTGGAATAAATCCTCCAGCAGCGCGACCTTTACCTCCTCCAGTGCCACGCATAACTCCAGGAGCTATCTTTGCTGCAATACCTTGCATCCTAGTCATTATAGCCACTTGCTCATTTAAAGCTGTAGTAAAGAATGCTGTTTGAGCTACTCTTTTTTGCTCTACACTTAGAGTACTATTTTCGATGGATAGAATCTTTTTCTGTATATTAGAATTACCTAAAAGAGTAGAGGCGATCTGTCCTTGTAGAGTAGCTTGCTCTTTTGCAGCTTTATTTAAACCGAAAAATGTCTTAAGAGATCCAGCCCCGAATCGAACTAAATCAATTACGAGTTTACCAATAACAGCAGCGAATACAGCGAATGCAGGTCCAGTAATAATATTTCCTATACCCGCGACGATACCTTTAGCAAATTTACTCCCCACACCGTCTCCGTCCAAAATCTCTTGTATCTCGTCTACAACAGTAGTAAAGAAACCAAGCATAGATTTAAGGTTGTCAGTGACACCAATCTTGCCTAATGCTTCCGCTAATTGAGCGACACTTACAGTTGTTCTATTGATAGCTGCAGAAAGAGTCACGTTCTGAGCTTCATTTCGATTATAAGCTTCTGAAAAAGCTCCTTGAGATACCTTAGTTACCTCTATAGCTTTGGAAGTCTTAGAACTGTAATCATCGAGTATAGCTAAGAATGGAGCTACCTGAAATTTTCCAACCAAACCTTCAGCTATCTGCAATTTTCGCGCATCTGGAACCGCTTCTAAAGATTTAGCTAAATTTTGAATTAATTTTGTAGCCCCGAGAACTTGTCCAGAAGCGTCTGTGACTTCTACACCCAAATTCTGCATAGTTCGCAGCTTGTCTATAGATTGTATTCTGGTGAATATCGTTTTGAAGGAGTTACCAATAACCGCTCCACCTCGCGCAGTTTTAGCTTGGACAGCTGTAATCACACCAACCAATTCGTCGAATGAAACACCAGCTTGAGTAGCAACTGATCCTGAACGCTTAATACCTTCAATAAGATCTTTCTCAGATACAGCAGCAGAAACAGCGGCGGCTGACAACTTATTAAGAACTTCAGAACTTGTAATTCCAGATTTATTAAAAGAGTTTATAGCCGCTGTTAAACCCGCAACAGCTTCAGAAGCTCCTAATCCAGATAGACGACTTAAAATCAAAGAATCGTTTAATCGGTTAGTGACCTCTGAAGCTTTTAAACCCTGACGGCTTAATTCCAAAGCAGCTTCAGCTACTACACCAAAAGACTGCTCTGTGTTTTTAGCAACACTAAAGATAGTACTTTTAAAAGAATCTAATTCTTTGGCTGTGACATTTAAAATAGAATTAATACTAGTTAAAGATTTTTCTACATCAATAGTCACCCTGATGAGATCTTGGAACCCTCTTGTGACAGAAGATAGAATGCCTACAGAAGCTCCGAAAGCTAACACGCGAGCATTAGCGGCTTCCATAGATTTAGTAAACTGATCGGCCTTACCAGTAATTCGTCCTAAAGGTTGAGATAACCCTTCGATACTTTTGGCGTTTCCGCCCATATTTATCTTGAGGTTTCTACCTGCTTTTTTAGCTGCCGCCTCGATGCTGGCTTCTAATCCTGTTTGTACTACTGGTATTTTTACTGGCATATCCGTTAACCTTTAATGTAATTACACAAAGATTTACACATCATGCCCAGCTAATCGCATCATTTGTGTCATATCTAGTTGACCACCGTGCTTTTCAGCTTCTTCGGAAAGAGAAACAGCTTTCTCCCCACCGAGTTCTTTTACATCTTGATTGGTAGCACCGAACACAACAGAGCTATCAGCGTCATCTCTAATTCCACCTGTGTTACCGCTAGATTTACTCTGAGAGTATGCTAGCAATTTTTCTGGGTCATCTCGGATGTTATCAGGTATATCTTCTGTATGTTGAAAGATGTTGAAGAACATCCTACCAAACAATACTACCCGTAGTTGATATATAGTGAGTTCTGTTACAGGTTTCTGGTAGAATCCGTAAGCATCTTCACAAAGAGATAGATACATACTAAAGAATGGTCGTAGAACAGCCTTTTGTATCTGGTCATCAGCTAATCTAGATTGTATATCTAGATGTAAGTCAGTTAATTGTTTTATTTCCCAACCTTCTAATTCTGAAAATTCATCCTCTGTATAGAGGTTCTGTGTTAAATCTTTATCTTTAAACAATAAAAATCTTAATAATTCATCTGAACTCCTCCCAGTACCATAATCTTCTGCAGTTTTTCCAACGACTTCAGAACGGCTTTTCTTTAATTCGTATAATTCTTCAGCTCTCTCCAGTATAATCTTATTATACTCTTCTCTTTGAGAGGCTAGCAGGAGTTGATTGACAGTGTTTTTTAGATTTGTAATCTCGCCTTCAAGAGAAGCGATTTTCATATCATCTTTCTCTTCCCAGAGCTTCTCTTCTAAGACGTATTTTATTCTCTCAGCCTCTGTATCAAGACCCCTTTTTAGGGCTACATCTTTATATTTTTCGAAGTATTTGTGGAGATATCTTTGGTCTCTAATATTTACATGTTTAATATAAACAATACTATCACCTAAAGATGCCTCTGTATAGCCATCAAAAGCTTCCCCTATTAAAGAGATATAGAACTCATCCTTCAAACCTCACCTTTTTCGACATCTTCAATAAGCTTATTAAATTCGTCAGGAGAAGATGCTTGGTTAAAGAACCAGAAAGCTAAGACCGTGGTAACTTTTTTTACAACGTCTGAGTAAAATGCAGAAGCCTCGTCCTCTTTCTTGTAGTAATCTTCAATTTTTTCATCAAAATCCTTACCTTGAAAATAAGGAGCGAACTCCCCATCAGCATCAGCCTTGATGTTTGTAAGCATAAGTGTATACCAAAGAAGTAGTCTGTTTTGAGCTTTATTATCAGCGGTATGGTTAAACAAGCTTTCCATCGAAGTCTCAGCATCTACGAGCTTGCGCCTAATCTCTGCTAGGTCAGTCTTTAACTGGTCCAGCTCTTTTAGTTGAGCATCAGTCTTTTTTTCAATAGTCTCTAGACGAACATACTTATTTTGAATTTCAAAGGTTTCTTTATAAAGAACCCCATAATCTTTAGCCTCGTCTTCAGTCCAGACACCGCCAGTATCACTGTATTTTTTATATAGCATAGCCTTAGTCAAAATACCTTTTTTAACACAGCGGCTCATCTCCACAGAGTATTCCAGCTCAGCTTCTTCCAGTTCTCTACGGGAAGGGCGTTTAATAGAAATTTGAATCGGGACTTTTTGCTTCACTTTTTTAGTGACAGTGGTCTCCTCTCCAGTCTTCTTGTTTTTTCTTTTAGAAGTTTTTTCGACTTCTTTTTCTTCTTCAATAGTGAATGAATATAATTCTTTAAATGCCATAACCTTTTTCCTTATTTAAATGTAAAACTTACCTGATAATTATCGATTCTTGAACACAAATTTCTAATAGATTCATTACCGCAATCTAAAATTCTTTTTCGAATCCAATCAGCCTTATCAGGGGTAAAGTGATCTGCGGTATCTATAATCGGGTGATACTTCTTCGGGATATTCTTATAAAGCTTCTCATAATGAAAATCATGGTCTTTCTTCATATCTTCGACCAACATTAGCATCATCTTAAAAAGCCTAGAGATCTCATCATTAGACAGCTTTTCCAAATTTTTTTTAGCGTTCATCCTTAAACCTATCTTATTATATAAATAATAGTGTAAAAATCAACATGGCAGGTTTTTTATCAAGCGACCAAATAACAAAAGTTCAGAACTTAGCTGACACTTTACATACTACATTTGCGCGAACTATAACAGTTTATAAGAATGCTAAGAAAACCCTCATAGCTTCTAATAGCTCTTGGAACTCTTTGTATGGAAGAACTAATACTGGTTCTGACAGTTCAGTTGAATATTCCACGGAATCTCAGACTTTTCAAGCTCGGATATATTACGATGACATGGATACATCGTATTTGACAGATGATGGCCCAGCAGATCAAGCTGGCACTCAAAACAAAGTGGTAGTATCTGATGGTACAGTAAGAATAGTGGTTAAAGTAGATGGATACAACTATCTCAGTGAAGCCCGTAGAGTTGAGTTTGATGGCACAATGTTTATAATAGAAAGTGACGGTACGCCTAGAGGTTTCACCTCTAATCAATTCTACACCTTCGTTCTAAGCCCAACTGAATAGATGGCAAAACTCCCTATAGATGTCCAGAATGCTTTAAAAAGGCAAGCCCCAAAAGCTCTAAGAAGAGACTTCGAAAAGGACATAAACAAGAAATTCAAAGATCTAAAAAATGAAATGATCAAAGAGTTCTTGACTGATCCTGTAACTATAGAACTGCTAGAAGGAGCTGGAGCATCAAACGTCAGTGGTACTCTTGGTGGTATTAGTAATTTATTTGCATTTATAGGTTTTAATTCTGGAGAGCAGCCAATATCTCCCATCTTACAATTGCTAGAGGGGACTCAAATAATTTACAAACAAGAAATAAGACAAAGAGGCATAGGAGTTGAATTTGAAGTGTCTTTACCTACAGCAGAAGATATATTCATGGTCACACCTTTACCTTGGGCTTCTGGGAGGAGTTGGGCTGAAGGTATAGAAAGAGGTTTGTCAGGGTTAGGATATTTATTAAGAAAAAGTGACGGAAGATCGGGGGCAGCTATCCAAAGCCGTGTAAAGAAAGTCAGAAGCGGTAGATTTCAAAATAGACCTTATATATCTTCTTTGATTAAAAGATACCGAAAACGATTTGAAAACTTGAAATGATTGAACAATTCCAACACAAACTAACCTCATCTTTCTTTTTGTGGTTTGATAATTTCTTACTTAAAAAAGGTGAAGCTTACAGCAATAAGACTGGAGAGCTATTTAATTATGCTGACCCCAGATTAGATTCTAGATATGTGGCTTATGGAAGCCCTTATAAACAATGGGTAACAGATTCATCAATTTCTGGAGCTATTATACCTACAGGGGTTTCAGTAGTAGGGGCTGGCACATCAGGTCGAGATGACGGTGTGGTTTTCGATTTTGAAAATGGCAGAGCTTTATTCTCTGGTAGTGATACTAGTATGACTGTTACAGGGGAGTTCGCGGTAAAAGATTTTAATGTTTATCTCACTAATGATACCGAAGATGACTTAATAGTAGAAAACAAATACACTGTTAATTCAAGACTCCCGTCTGGCCCACTCACGTATATTGAGCCTTATGATGACGTAGTCCCTGCTATTTTCCTGTCTGTTTCTCAAGCAGAGAATAGCCCATTTGCTCTTGGAGGTATGCAAGAGACAAAAGTCCAAGCTAAAGCCGTTGTTCTCGCAGAGGATACTTACCAATTAGATGGAGTCATGTCTATCTTTATGGATTCAGTCGATGAGGTAATTGCGGCTATACCAATGTCAGGTTACCCAATCACAGAACTTGGAGATCTAAAAGGGGGGAGCTTTAACTACACAGGCTTAGCGGAAGACTACAAAGGGGAAACTAAGTTCTGTATAGAGAAAGTTAGAACCTCAAAACTAACAGATAGGACCAGAAATGTCCTTGCGAATGAGCTTTATGTCGGATTTGTCGATTTCGACATAGAACAATATAGATATCGCTTCCAATAAATTTCATATTTTAATATTAAAACTGTAAACAAAATAAAGAATCTTTAATTATGTCAAGAAACAGAGTAATTTACCAATCAGAAGGCTTGTTTGTCGGAAAAGACGCTAGCCTTGGAGGAATAGCAGACCACGAACAATTAGGCCGTGTCCAAAGTGCTAACTATAGCTTCACGATTAATCGTCAAGATGTTAACCAATTCGGAGACTTAGCTAGGATTGACTCGTTGGTTCTTGATCCACCCACTGTTAGCCTTGACTTTAGTTATTATCTTACAGATGGATTTAACGAAAGAGCTTTGGGCTTTTTCGTGCAAAATTCTGGTACTGGAGCTGGGTCACAGAGAAGTACCACGGGGGCAGCTTTTGATCAGGGAAACTTCGCTTCTGGGCAATTAACTTCTAGTTCTGGAGTTAATTTCTTTATTGTAACTTCTCCTGATGGTGAAGATTTGAATAAAGCGGGTACTGGGGACGTTCTTAACGGAAATGATACTGTCCTTGGTGTAGGTAATTGCTACCTTAGTGATTATAGCGTTGATCTTTCTGTAGGCTCTTTACCCACTGTAAATGTTACAGTTGAGGGGGCTAATATGAACTCGGCCATCAGTGCTGTGGGTGGTGCCATCCCTACTCCTGCAATAAATCAGGAATCAGGTACTACAGGAATTACTTTTATCACTCTCCCAAATCCAACAGAAGATGGAGGGATCACAGGGAAATTGGGTGACCCATCAATTACCGCATTACGCCCAGGAGATGTAACCTTATCTCTAGCCGATGTCGAAGGAGAATCTCTAGTAAAACTAGATGGTGCAGACGGCGCTCATGTCCAAAGTGCTTCTATCTCCCTCCCCCTTTCAAGGACTCCTATTGATAGACTTGGTAGTCGATTCCCATTTGCGAGAGAAGTTGATTTCCCTGTAAGTGCAACATTGAATGTCAGCGCGATTGTAGCTAATGCCCACGCCCAAAACTTAGCAAGCATACTGAATTCTGGCACTCAATCAGCTAGCATTACTGTTAAGGATCAAAAAGGGAATGACGCTATTAAATACACACTAAAAGGTGTAAGAATAGATAGTCAATCTTTCTCTTCTAGTATTGGGTCCAATAAAACCGTAGACCTTACTTTCTCCACTCAAATTGGCGGTCCTAATGATACCGATAACGGAGTATTTATGAGTGGTATAGGCGCAAATCACGTTTTTACAGTTTAGTATGTCTGATAAAGATAAAAAAACAGAAAAAAAATTCTTCTACTCTTTTGAGGAGGAGAAGGTAACCGATAAAAACAAAAAAACTTTTACTGGCAAATTAAATGACCCGAATGTCCCTATGAGGCGTAAAAATAGGGTGTTTAATGACGGTAAAGATTGGTTTGACACACACCCAGACGCATAATAAAATGAGTGATTCAAAAAAGAAAGCGGAACCGAAGAAGGCTGTAGAAAAAAAGGTGGAAGCCCCTAAAAAGGCAGAAGCCTTAAAACCTACAGCTAAGACTCTTGGAGATCTGAAGAAGGAGTTTGTAGCAGCCCGTAAAGCTCATCCCGAACAGGATGATGCTATTCGTGCCGAATACCTTAAGCAGAAGGCTATCCTACAAGGTAAGTAATCTAGGTGTAAACCACACCTATTCCACTAGCATCTATACCACCCAACTGTCTAGGTTGGGCTTGGTAGATGTTGTATTGAGCTGCCATTTGAGTGACCTTATCCATACAGTCGTTAGCTAACCCTCGATAGACTTTAGATACCTCATTACGGTTAATGAACGTCACAGCGCTCTCACCGTCTCTTAGGGACAAAACGTTGTCTCCACTCACAGATGACTTAGTAATGCCTCTGAGGGCGTTCCTAGCCTCTTTATTGTAGTAATTAGAAAG